AGGGAACACGTGGTCGTGCGAACGCACGAACGGATTTAACCGTCCGAAGCCCACACCACCGAAGTCTTTCACAACTTCGGTGTTCGAAACCTACCACAACACGTCAACAATCCTTCCAGACAATAAGTCGGAGCAGTGTTTAGATTACTGAATACGGAGCGAGTTCATTACTCTCGCCCACTGGCCGGGTCAACCGAGCCAGGTGTTCATCAGATCAAACAGACTGCAGTCCTAAAGACTGGAAGTAAATCACAATTAAGTGAGGTGCATTAAATCGGGATCACTATTCCCCGATACTAAAGTCCAGTGGCTTGGTTCGCTCAGCGTAAACCAAACTGACTCAGAATCTGAGCCGCTTCCAGGATTATTTAGTGCATCTATAATAACTGAGATGTTCATGTTAACGTGGTATAATACCACTTGGCTGACATTCTATAACGAAGTTCAAATATCAACCGATTGCTTTCTGTGTACACCTCCTAGAGGGTACGCGAACGAAAGGATTCATAGGTAGCTACGATCAATAAGTTAGGTTAACGGCTTTATCCCTAAACAGGGGCCTCCGACGATTACATCGGCGAGGCATGACCGCCCAACTATTTTTCATCTCACATCTGTTCAAAGTAGTCAAAGGACAAGGGATAGTCCCAGACTGCTTCGTACACCTGATGAGAGATCGGCTGCACACTATGCTCCGCTGCAAGAAAACGCCGATAGGCCTTTTTAAGTTTCTGCAGATATCGATCAAATTCCCAGTCACCGACTGACTCACCGCGAGCGAACTCAGGTTTGCCATCGACCTCCTGTGTTATGGAGGTGGGTTTTTTGATACCGATTTGGAGATCTTCCAGTAGTAGGGCCCCTAAAACGTCGGGTCCCTGGAAGTCTGATCCTGCGAGACGCTCCCAAGCGTTCGCAAATCGTTCGACGTAACCCTCAGAGAGGGCCAATTGTTTGGTGCGTTCATCCTGAGTCGTTGTGACCCATGTCGCAATAGCCGATGAGTGCATCTTGGGAATATTCACACGATTGCGGAGAAGATAACCTCCCCACTTACGGTCGCGCTCAGAGAGTCCACCGTAGTCATGGATCAAACCACATCCACCTAAACAAACGGGTAGTCGGAAGGCCAAAGGGGTCTTCGTCAGATAACGTTTGTAGAGGTCGGAATTGAAGTCAATCCAGACTGCGGCAACACTCTGTGGATCTTTGGTCCACGCACTACCGAACTCGTATGATGAATCCGCAAAACGACTAATTCTGTCGGACATGCTAAGGTCGAACTTACCTCCACCTACATCTGTTTTAACCAGCCGCCCACCCCCTGTTAAGAGGGATAGCCGACAGTAGTCCACATATCGCGGGACAGATGAAAAGTTCTTGATCAATTCCCAACCAGAAATACGCTCGGTGACCACGCGGTCCCAGAGATAAAACTGTGAGTTGATACAGAACATTGTAGAGTGGATATAGTTCTTTCCAAGACTCTCTGTAAAACCAACAATACTGATAAACTCACGCCATGAGACACCGAAAGGATGCTCAGGGGCTGTCCACGAGTTGACACCTTTATAATAGCTTAGGGGAATGACCATAAACAGATCATCACCATTAACCAAAATTGGTACCCTATCGATAGGACAACGTAGCTCGGGATCTATAAAGACCCAGTTTATCAGAAAGTTGACAAAACAGAGAATCGGAAAGCTGATGGGTGAACCCATCAACTGACCACGCAACTGCTTCAAACTAATGGGGTCATCAGGACCCATCCACTTCCGTTTTTCTGAATCCTTCTCATATACCATCTGATGGTTAAGAAGGCAGTTCTCAAGAATTGCGGTCTGCTCCTTCGGGAGGGCGACCTGTAGCGCTAAACGCCTAAGCAAAGTTCTTGAGAAAACGGGATCTATTCCGTCCGTCGCGGCGGAATAGTCACCGGAAACGATACAAAGATCATCAATATCAGCATGACGCTGCTTGACCCAAAAGTCGTAGCCCTGGTTAAGAACCTTGAGCAAATCGACCGGTTTGATCTTTGATCGCATTGTCTGAAATTTAGACTTCCGGCAAGTGAACGATCGTATAAGACGATCCCACTTAAACGCACCAATGTAATCACCAGCTTCCCCACAGGACACACAACGCACTTTGCACGGTTCAAGAACCGGCACAACACGCGCCTTAACGGGGAATTCATCGATTGCTTTCATAGCAGCCGATTCTAAATATTGGTTCAAAAACCCATTCAGAATCGGATCCTGGGAAGTCTCGAGCTCAGCTCTCTGTTCGGATGTAAATCCGGAGACTATATCCCGAGGTAATCGGATAGTTGGTGTAAACAAATGGCCCTTCTCATCGAAGGAGGTATAGATCGTCCTATCAAAAGGGAGCTGGCACGGCGAGTAAGACTCGCACCGTGTTTTAAGCGAACGCAGAATCTCTCCTGCGGCTCCTCCCTTATGACAAGGCGTATCGAAGCTAGCATGTAAACTGGGTGTAATAAGCTCATCACGGAGGTCGCGTCTGGTACCCTTAGGTATCAAATAACACGCTAACCTCTCCACGGCTTCAATCAGTACGGATCCTAAATAAGGCGAATCGTTCCGGAGGGATTTAATCCTCGGTCGATGAACGCGGTAAGTAGATCGCACTGACTCATACGTGAGCAATACATCCCTATCAAATGCTACCCCTACTCCCTGCTGGTGTTTCAAAAGGTTTGAACGGACAAAGTCCTTACCAACAGGGTCGTAACAACGCTTAAGCTGTAAGAAAGCTTGACACATGGAGACATGCGAACGAACCCGCCGTGAGGTCGGGTCGTCTTTCATTAACTTGCCATCCGAGGGTACCACCGACATAATTTTACGTCGAATAGACCGTCCGAACACCATTTGGTATTCGACTTCAGGGATGTCACAGTTAGCAAGTCTAGCCATTGGCCAAGCTCCAAACTCTTTTAGCGCCTTCTCCATCTTACCCTGCTGATTTAAATCTAACAGGTGGAGCAGTACGAAAGGGCCTTCCTCAACAAACCAACCCGCTACCTCGACTTTCAATTTGTCGTAAGCGGATAGGGTGAGGAAGAGAACTTCGATCGCCTTTGATGAGCTTTTCAAACACTCATCACTAGACAATCTAGTCATCTTAAAAGACGCTGCCCACGCAGGGCATGCAATGTCGAGTTTCATCGCAACGTCTTGAGCGGTTATAGTTTCGCTCTGACAACTACATCTCTCGAAGATGCCCGCGCTTAACCGCGCTACGGCATCGCGGACCAGTGTGGCACAATCAAGCCTCACCAGTCCGTTCGTCTTAGTTCCCTCTCCAGGTTGTTCCGTCATGGGACGGCCAAATACTTTTGAGGCCCTCGGCCCCCGCTTTGGCGATTTGGTCGCACTGCGGGTATTTAAAAGTTGGGGTTGGAGTATGAGAGACGGGATGGCACCGGGTGATGAACCCATTGATGCCAAACTGTCGGGGGTTGTTAAGCCCCCAGGTGTAGAGAAATTCTGTAAAGTCACGAAAGGAACCGACGTGCCGTCGGTCCACTGTTACTCATTGGGCAATTTACCAGCCGATGATCCCTGTCGAAAGACAATTCATCAAAGGTTAGTTCCTACCGAGCCTACAGGCAACGTATACTACAGAATTTCCATAGATCATCCATAACACTTTCAAAAGACCATCTGCCAATTAGGCCGCTATTAAGGGGTGAACACCCCTCCCGGCTCCTAACGTTACGACGATTACATCGGCTAATGTTGGAGAGAGGAATACGGATAGGCCAGATGTCTTGAAGTGCTACAGATCTTTAAACTAAAACAGCCACTGCGTCCAACTTTTTGACGCGCGCTGTCCATCATAAGTGATCTATTTCCACACCAGGTCACAAACAGGTTTCAAACCGAGAAGGCTCAAAACGAGTCTGTTGGTGCTGACAAGGC